CCAACATACTGCTTGGAAAATGGCGTTTTCAGAAATGTTGTTGGAACGATATGAAGGGGCGCGGATACACCTTTATTGTAATTTTGTTTTAATCCTATTTATTTTCTGAATATACCACAATAACACAATGAAACGCGGTGCGTCCAAACGAATGATGCTGCTTATCGCCGGGGTGGGGGCAATACTCCTGCTCGTCACTTTAGGGTATATGCTAGCAAACCATCGTGAAGGAACAACGTCACAAACAGGGCCTGATCCTAAAACTCAAGCGGCACCACCTGATCCTAAAATTCAACTACTAATTGATGACCTTATGGTATTATATCCGATATCGAGACAAAATCACGGGATTACAAAGCGTGTTCAGAATTCTGCTGGGAACGTTATAGGATTCGCATGCAAAGATGTATCTCGGTTAAATCGTAAGGGTAAGAATATTAACTATGAATATACGGGGTTGACCGATTGTGATTTGATGAATCCTAACAGAAAAGATTACAAAGGTGATGGTATAGCTACTTCAAAAACTGGTGAGAAAATAACACTCACAAAAGAAATTCTAACTCAAGCTTTAAATCAAGCTTTAGTAAAGCTAACACCTAAAAAAAAACTTAAAAATGTTTCAACCACTTGAAGCACGAAACTGATTCTCAAAAAATTCAACAAACAGAAATGTTCGAAACGTTTGCCGATCGTATCGTGTCGTGGCGCATCAGCAACAACAAGGTTCAATTGTACAAAATTCACATCATATTTTCCCTTTGCTTGTCGAATGCCTGGAGCCACAATGATTCCACAGTGTCCACGTCGTCGGACGTGTGCACATTATGATCCACCAAGAATCGCAGAATCTCGACCTGTCCATACTGGGCGGCAAACATGCACCGGCGGTCCTTAGCATCGACCGTGGGAAGGTACGCATACAAGGCTTGCACACATGCAAATCGACCATGCCGGATGGCAAAGAGATACAGATCCTCGTCCCAGCGACCAATCCCATCTTGAATACGCTGCACACAAAACGTGAGACAGGGAACATCATTGGCGAAAATGGCCGCCATGACCGACAAGACAGTGATCGGAAAGTTGGCGACTTCCGACAAATACGTCAACATTTCCAGATTTCCCTGACTGGCTGCAAATACGCACGGTAGAATAATGTTGCAATTGTTCTCATATTCGGCTTCATCGAAAAGTTGATCTCCCCACTTCTCGAGCATAAACCGAAACGTGTTCATGTGACCCCGCGTCAGTGCCGCAAGAAACATGTAAACTCTGCCCTTTTGTTGATGAAGTTCATCATCTTCTTCGATGAACTTCAACACGTGTACGTGATCATTGGCAGCCGCCAATTCTGCAAGGGTAAGGTCCTCAAAGACAAAATCCGGAATACCTCCAAACAGTTTCAGATAATGGTCGTTGCGTTCTTTCAGGTGGTCGGTGATGGGCACCGGCAATACCCATCGTTGGTAGTACGACGGATAATCGAAACACTTTTCGGGCCTATCCTCGTCCACGAGCAAACACTCCCACGGGTCATCCTCAATCATGTGCGAGGTATAGGAATCCCAAAAATCCTGTGATTCGCCGTCGCGCAAATACTGCAACATGGAGACGTGGCCGTAATAGGCGGCTGCCATCAACACGCGCGAGTCCCAGGGACAACCCATGTCCACAAGACGACGAAACATGTCCAGGTGTCCGTACTTGACGGCGCACTCGCAGGTGGACTCGTCCGGATCCTGTTCTGAAACGTGGGCAAATTGGTTCAACTCGTCGACGGAACCGGACTCGGCAATGGCGAGAAAGACGTTGCCCGCGTCGTACGACACGACGACGGGAAATCGTAACATGCATTGGAATAGTTTGAGCAGACCTTGGCGCGCGACTTCGACAATGTCCATGGTACATGCCAATTTGACAGAGTCTAGCGCTTCAAACGAAGATCCGCCGTTGGAGTGGCCTCCTTCAAAATGCTCCTGGAGTACAGGCAGCTGCTCCAGAAACTCTCGACGCAAGTCGGGAGACGCCAAGATGGCCTCGAAAAACTCGTCGGGGACGATGCAGCAACCCCAGAAACGCAACGTCTCTAGAATTTGCATACCATGCACAAACGATGTTGGAACTGTTTGTGCATGGTAAAATTGTGCGGGAACGCAAATCGTCTCTTCCGACGTCGTGTCATCCTCCACCATCATGTTGTAATAACAGGTGCCCACCAAATGGGCGGGAATGTCCGAGACGGACACGGTAACCATGATGTGCGACATGAGGTGTGAACAGTAGGCGTTTGGTTGTTCAAATTTTCAGACTGAGAACGCTGCGATATTTCCGGTTCATCAGGTCGATCAAGGTTTCCGCGAGAATGACGCGATCGCGCTTGAGAATGTCGGCGCCCTCGGCAATCAACTCGCGGGAGTTGCGCAAGACGAATTCGGCATAGCCGTAGGCATCGTTGAGAATGGCGGCGACATCCGAATCGATCATTTCCTTGTATTTCTCGCTCGAACTCGGGTAAATGAGGTTCTTGCCCATGCCGTAAAAACAGACCATCCGCTCTGCCAATTTGAGTGCCTCCTCGAAATCATTAATGGCGCCCGTGGAAACAGAGACTTCGTAGAAAATCTCCTCGGCAATGCGACCCGATAAGAGGATCATGAGGTGCTCAAAGAGGGCCTCGCGGGTCATGATATTGGCAGTCGATCCTTCAAATACCGTATACGCAGGGGACTTGGGGGAAGATAGATTGATAATCGCTTTGGTCATCTTCGAGTGGTGTTTCGCAAGAAGTCCCATGATGGCATGTCCAAGCTCGTGAATCGCAATCTGGTCAATCATTTCTGCGGTAAATTGGTGATCGCTCGGCTGCCATCCGACCATCATTTTGTTCAACACCACGTCAATGTCACTCATGCGATACATGGACTCGTCGCGCCGTAGCGCCAGCAACATGGCCTCATTCAACAAGTTCTCGATTTGGGCGCCCGACAGTCCATTCGTGAGGTCGACAATATCCTCGAGTACGACAGAAGATGGTTTTCCGCGCGCGTGAATGTGCAGAATAGCCCGGCGCGTTGTCTTGTCGGGGTTTCCGATGAAGATGCGCTTGTCAATCCGTCCGGGACGGAGAAGCGCCGCGTCCAGCAGGTCCGCACGATTCGTCGCACCCACGACGAACACCCCCGTTGTATTTTTAAATCCGTCGAGCGCGATCAAGAGTTCGTTGAGTGTGTTGTCGCGCTCACTACCCGACGTCTCACCGTCCCCGGAACGTTTACGTCCCAAGGCATCAATCTCGTCGATGAAGATCACACAGGGCACATTCTCCTTGGCCAATTTGAACAATTCGCGGATACGCCCAGAGCCGACGCCGACGTATTTGTCTTGGAATTCGGCACCAGACACGGCAATGAAATTGCACGCTGCCTCCCCGGCAAATGCCCGGGCCAAAAGTGTCTTTCCATTCCCCGGGGGTCCCTCCAGAATCAATCCCTTGGGCACACGAACATTGTAGGGCGCATACTTGGAGTAATTTGCCAGAATATCAATACATTGCATCAATTCCTCCTTGATATTGTCGTACCCCCCTACGTCCGCAAATCGCGTATCGCATGTTGGGTTCACTTCAAAGTTTTCACTTCGTTTATTCTTCAACGTACTACGCATCGGTCGACCAAATATATCCACGTCATGTTGCTGCCCGGCGACGTTGTAAACCATGTTTTTTTTCACCACAAAACGAACCCCAGTTCGGCTCGTGTTTGACCCCAGAGTTTTGAGAAAGGCGCCGACTGGATCTTCTTCTTGTTCTACGTTGTCGTCTTCGTCTTCGTCCTCGTCTTCGTCTTCGTCTACGTTGTGAGGGAGAAACTCTGTCGCATTTTTACTGTTAAACTTTTGGACATACCACGCATTGTTGTGCTTTGAGATGGGATACTTTCGTAGGGGGGGTTTCACATACATTCGTTGGTGGTAACCGAGACATGCCGCACTCAGAAAGAAAACCGCAAACAATGTAGGGAACATTCGTATACATGGTTTGCATCTTCATCTCTTTATCTCCGTTTTTCCTACCTATTTAGGTAGCTTCACGTATGTCGTCCACTTCCCCGTCCACTCCGGGCCGACGAATTCTGGTGTCGGATCGCTCTTATACAGCGTGGTTTTTTGAAAATGTCGACACGGACATGCCCTCCGATCCGCCTTTGCACCTCCCTTCCGACTTTCATCCCGCAACGGCCAAACTCTTTACCAAAGACGTATTTCAATGCCATCCGGTGACGGGTCACATTGACTTGGTACACTCGCCAGTTCGCACACTGACAACGTTGGCGGGCGTGCTGCACCTGTCCGATCATCGCACATATGGCCGTGATGGAAAGCGCTTACTGTACAAGTGCATTCCCGACGACAAGTATCTACCCGCCTTTTTGATCCCCTACGAAGTCCGGATTGGGTTTTCCAAGAGTCTGTCCAACAAGTTTGTAGTCTTTCGGTACGCATCGTGGTCCGAGAAACACCCCCATGGGATTCTTGTCGAAACGCTTGGCGACGTGACATCTCTCGAGGCCTTTTATGAGTATCAACTGTATAGCAAAAGTCTGCATGACAGTATCACACGCCTAACGCAGGACGCGCGATCGTCGTTGAACCGGTTGCCGCTGGAATCGTACATTGCACACATCCAACAAAAGTTTGACTGCAAGACCGACGACCACTTTATATTTTCCATTGATCCGCAACAGAGTCTGGACTTTGACGATGCACTCAGTGTGCAAACGTTGCGGGGGGGACAAGGCTGGAAAGTGTCCGTCTACATTGCCAATGTCGTATGTTGGTTGGAAACCTTGGATTTGTGGAACTCGCTCACAAATCGTGTGGCGACCATTTATCTCCCCGATCGACGTCGACCCATGCTCCCCACGGTGCTGTCCGATTCTCTCTGTTCGTTGCAGCAAGGCGTCGACCGCTTTGCCTTTGTATGTGATATGATCGTCACCACGGAAGGAGTCATTACCGAAACCACGTTTCGACATGCCCACGTAAGAGTCGCCAAGAATTATCGTTATGAAGAAGCGAGTCTGGTGGCGTTGCCACAGTATCAAACTCTCTTGGCCATTACCCATGTACTCGACGCCAACTGCAAGGACAGTCATGATATGGTCGCATTTTGGATGATTGAAACCAATGCACGATGTGCCACGCATCTTGCATTGCATGGATTGGGTATTTTCCGTAGCGTCGTGTTTCATCCCCAAGAGGACGGCGAGTCGGTGAGCAAATTGTCCGACAATTGTCGTCGCACAATTCAGTTGTGGAGCAGTAATACCTCGGGACAATACGTGTTAATGTCCTGCGCGGCAACCTCCTCGATGATGTTGCAACATGATGTTCTCAAGAAAAACGTCTACGTGCACATGACCAGTCCGATTCGACGTTTGGTGGATTTGTTGAATCAGATGATGTTTATGCAGCGTTTTCTCGGAATAGGCCTGAGCGAATCTGCGCAAACATTCTTGGACACGTGGAAACGTAAAATGGACTTTGTCAATGTTTCTATGCGTTCGATCCGAAAAGTGCAAAACGAGTGTCAACTCTTGTACCGCTGTACCAAGGATCCATCCTTGTTGGAAACGACGCATTCGGGGAATGTATTTGATCGCATTGAACGCGAAAGTGGATACTACAATTACATGGTCTATATTGAATCTTTAAATCTCCTCTCGCGCGTGCGCTCTACGAAATCGCTGTGCAATTACGATGTGGTGGACTGTAAACTCCTGGTGTTTGAAAATGAGGAAAAGACGCAGCGCAAGATTCGCTTGTGTTTGTTGTAAGATTACAAATCATTCAACGGCCTTTGGCCTTTACTATTTCACTTTTCTGCGTGGTTGTTTTCTCGACTCGGAATGCGACCGCGAACGAGACCGCTTGCGTCGCGTCGTCTTGCCCATCAAAAGTTCAGGGCTCTTCTTGCGCACATTGGCCATGAGACGTTCTATGTAGTTTGGCGCATCGGCTTCGATGGGCGACAGGTGATCGTCGTCGAAACGCATCATGTTGGGATGGTTGGAGCGCTTGATGATCGAGTGGGCGAGTTCCCCGTTGCGGCGACGGATGGTGCCTGGGCTGCGCCTCTCCAACAACGACCCGTGACTTCCGCGGAACATTGACATTGTGTCTACGTGGACATGAAGTTTCCACGGGAGAACTTGGTGGAAGGCGTTACATCCCCTGAACATAATGGACATGTCGGTCACGTTGCTCACATTCCAGCTGTTCAGAGGTTGGTTAAAGGCACGACAATCATGAAACATCCCAACCATGTTGGTCACGTTGCTCACATCCCAGCTGTTCAGAGGTTGGTTAAAGGCACTACATTCATCAAACATCCAAGACATGTCGGTCACGTTGCTCACATTATTCCAGCTGTTCAAAGGCTGGTTAAAGGCACGACAGTATTGAAACATCCCATGCATGTTGGTCACATTGCTCACATTCCAGCTGTTCAGAGGTTGGTTAAAGGCACGACAGTATTGAAACATATAAGACATGTTGGTCACGTTGCTCACATTCCAGTTGTGTAAAGGCTGGTTGAAGGCATAACAATTATAAAACATATTCTCCATGTCGGTCACGTTGCTTACATTCCAACTGTTCAGAGGCTGCTTAAAGGCATAACATGCACGAAACATTCTCGACATGTCGGTCACATTGCTTACATTCCAGCTGTTCAAAGGCTTATTGAAATAATAACATTCATAAAACATATTAGACATGTTGGTCACGTTGCTTACATTCCAGCTGTTCAGAGGCTGGCTGAATTCATTACAATAAGCAAACATCCCAAGCATGTTGGTCACGTTGCTCACATTCCATCTGTCTAAAGGCTGGTTGAATTCATGCATCCGATGAAACATCCAAGACATGTCGGTCACGTGGCTGACATCCCAGTCATTAATGTGCCCATGTTCATTGTGTATGCCAGTGCTTGCACTCATTTGGCGAATAGCATTGTACAGTTGATTTTTGGTTGCCGGCGTAAAACGCACCATCTACAATAAATGAAGAAAGTTTATAGACGTCGTCGTGTCATCATTTTTGGGTTTCAATACGATACGGACTCGTACAAATAAAACATGCTTTGGCGCGCCGGATGCGAGACCAATGTCAAACAGGTGAGAACTTGGAAAGACCCCAACATGCGCGATTCCACATCCACTCCGGTGAAAACCATGTCTTCCATGACCGACAAACAAATATTTCGCACATGTTCTTCCGACAATTCGTACAAATTGGCGGCTCCTCGTAGCAATGAAATAAACGGATCCCACAAGGGACAAATGCGCAGCTTTAATTCTTGCGACAAATGTGAGCGATACGTCCAAAAGTCTTGTAAATAGCGTAAGTATCGAGTTACGCTTGCTGCCTCTAACATTGAAAACCAAGAGGGATCCGTATAATGTCCGAGTTGATCCATTTCCATGAATAATGTCGTCACGCGATCTCCAAAAGAATGTGACCGGATTTCACGCATACGGTGTATCGCACTTTCGACATTATATTCCTGGGGCAAAAACGATTGATCCACCATCATAGTAGTGAATGGCGGCGTACCACTTCGGACGGACGTACGAGTGCGGGGAACATAGATGGGTTTGGGCAAAACGACGAAATACGGATAGGCGACTCCTTCTGTCATACACGCAAAACGAATCAAAATCTTGAGTTTGGGAAGTTGACTTTCCATGCGCGCACGATTAAACGGATTCATACATTTCGACGTGGAAACCGTCATCATTTGAATAATTGAACTCAACTCGAATCCGTAAACGAAATTGTCTCGATCCTTGTAGCTGAAAAAATTATTGACCCGAATGCTGGAAAGTGGTTCCAGCGTGCACCCATCTTGTGCATTGACACACAAGGATCGGTTGCGCAATGCCGGTCCGCGCAACAGCATCGCCAGACGCACGAAATACCCGCGAAATTGTCGTTGGATCCGAAGTGCGCATCGATGTTGTTCAAAGTGATGTTTTATGCGTTCCGTCAATTTAGGCTTGGTTCCTACCGCCGTGAAATCATACAATACTTTGAATCGTTCTTTCAAGAAATGAAATTCGGTGGATGAAAAAATGCGACCTGATTTGAAATTCATGCTGGACTTGCACTCTTTCAAGATTTGGCGCAATTCGGCGGATTTCAGCTCATCTAAACACGTCGGATTTGCATCGTATCGTCGTTTCCAGTCCATGTGCGGCGACGTCGGATTCACGATTTTAGGGTCATTTTGGTCTGCCCCGACGAAAAAATTTCGCAACGGCTTTGACAGCATGTTGGTTGGTTGGGGTCGGTTGTTGTATAGAAGAGAGCGCACATTTTAATTTGGTTTTGACACGATTCTGTTTTGGTTTACACGAGTGCTTACAGTGTGCGGAAGTTGGTTCGTTACGCCGTTGCGGTCACCACCTTCTTCTTTACAATCTTCTTGACGGAAGGAGCCGAGGAAGACGAGGTAACCACGACGGGGACATCGGCCTTCTTCATCACCTTTTTCACGGCGGGGGCGGCGACGGCAGGAGACGTTTCATCGTCGTCCGAATCTGGCGCAGAAGTATCCATGGGCTCCTTGACCTCATTCGGCGTCGTCGTCTCCTCGAACTCCTCGTCGTCCTCGGCGGACACGGCAGGGGCAGACTCGAGAGCCACGCGATCATCCTCGGACAAGAACACGTGGCACTTGCCGGCAATGCTCATGTTCTGACGAGGCGTGACCACGGTCTGGCTGACCTTCCATGTGACACCCCACCCCTTGCCGCCGATCCAAATGCCGCCGCACTGCAGCACGCAAGCTACCTTGCTCTGCTTGGGCACAAAGTCCAAGGGCGTGAGATTGGGATCCTCGCTGGGGAAAATGCGCAACTTGTTGGTGTCGTAAATCTCCACGCCCCACTTGGAGTCGTAATACGGGACCTTGCACTTGAGCGTGGGCGCCTTGGTGGGGTCAATCTTCTTGGTGTCCTTGTTCTTGGAATACTTGAGAAACGGGAAAAAATTGTGCTTGAGCACCTCGCGGCTCAGGGGCTCGTCGAACCACACCTCGGACTTGGCCACGGCCTCGTCAATGATCTTGGTCTCAAACTCCTTGAGCTTTTCCAAAAAGGTGTCCGTGGCTGGCTTCTTGTACTCGCCATTGGGAAACTGCAACGACATGCTGTACTTGCCGTCCGACTCGCCCGTCTCCTTGTCCACAAAGTCGGAAATGCCCCACGTGGTCATCATGGGCGTCGACAGTTGCAGTGCTCGATTCGTCTCGAGACTAATCAGTCCGATGGACTTGCCACCTCGATCATTGACTTTAGGGGGGAGCGTCTTGAGTTGCGTAGGCGTCCATTCCTCCGTAGTGAGAACGACGGAACGAGACATGATGTGGCACCGGAAGTGGGGTTAGGTTTGTCGGATGGGAAATTTGTCAAGGTACTGTAGCATGGCAGGTGGTTCAAAACGACGATTCTGGTCCTGGTGGTGGTTATTTGCTATTTTGGTGGGTTTCGGCATCTTTTTCATGTGGCTCCTCTTTGCCGACAAAGGTGTTGTTGAAGGCCTGGACCTTGACGATTGGGCACCTCCGCGTGGATTCGTCATTAATATGGACAAGGACACGGAACGATATCAATTGTTTCAAGACAGTCATTCGACGTCGGATTTTGCAGATGCCATCTTTATGACGCGTTTTTCCGCGACTGTTGGAAAAGACGTTTCCGCGCCGGAAACTCTTCTCACGGAGAAGGCGTGGGAGGAGTTGCGCGCCGTGGAAGAGCGCGGTCATCGAACCCACCACTATCAACTCTCGAGAGGCGGGATCGGATGTTTTCTGAGTCATTTGAAAGTGTTGGAAAAATTGGTCGACGATCCGCACGACCATGCCTACCTGATTATGGAAGATGACAATCACTTTTTCCCCAATTCCTACGAGCTGATGAAACGTGCGGTCCAACAAGCCCCTCGGGATTGGGACATTTTGTGTGGCATTTGTCATCGCTCCGAAGGAAATGATGTGTCGCCGCATTTTCAAAAAGTCACTGGATTTTGGGGACTCGGCGGCTATATCATCACTCGCGACGGAGCGCGCAAATTGATCAACGAGGTCAAGAGGAAGAAAATGGACGGTCAAATCGACGCCTTTTTATCGCGCATGGCCCAAGAAAATAAGATTTGCATCTATGCGGCCAAAGAGCCCTGGTTCCACCACGAAGCCAACGATTCCAACATCCAGACACACTTGGTGGAAATCGAGGGACAAGATCCGTTCGTCTTTGACGGGTATCGCGTGTAAACAACCCCCTCTCCGGAGCCCAACAATCAATCTTGCATGAGGAAATTGTCCCCATGTAAAATTCTATTTCAGTGATGGTTTTCTCGACTCGGAATGCGACCGCGAACGAGACCGCTTGCGTTTCGTCGTCTTGCCCATCAAGAGTTCGGGACTCTTCTTGCGCACGTTGGCCATGAGACGCCGGGTAAAGTCGGGGGCGTCGGCTTCGACGGGCGAAAAGTGGTCATCGTCAATACGCATCATGGTGGGATGGTTGGAGCGTTTGATGATCGAATGAGCCAGTTCCCCGTTGCGGCGACGGATGGTGCCTGGGCTGCGCCTCTCCAACAACGATCCGCGACTTCCATCGAACATTGAATTCGTGCCTACGCTACCGCGAAGTTTCCACGGGAGATCTTGGTGGAAGGCTTTACATCCCTTGAACATATAAGACATGTCGGTCACGTTGCTTACATTCCAGTGGTTCAGAGGCTGATTGAAGGCAAGACAATTCTCAAACATCCCACCCATATGCCTCACGTTGCTCACATTCCAGCGGTTCAAAGATTGGTTGAATAATAAACAAGTATTAAACACATCATTCATGTTGGTCACGCTGCTCACATTCCAGCTGTTCAGAGGCTGGTCGAAGGCGTAACATTTATAAAACATATAAGTCATGTTGGTCACGTTGCTCACATTCCAGCTGTTTAGAGGCTGGTTGAATGCATGACAGTTACAAAACATATAAGTCATGTTGGTCACGTTGCTCACATTCCAGCTGTTTAGAGGCTGGTTGAATGCATGACAGTCACAAAACATCCAAGCCATGTTGGTCACGTTGCTCACATTCCAGCTGTTCAGAGGTTGGTTAAAGGCACAATTATAAAACATCCCATGCATATCGGTCACGTTGCTCACATTCCAGCTGTTCAGAGGCTGGTTAAAGGCACAATTATAAAACATCCCATTCATATCGGTCACATTGCTCACATTCCAGCTGCCTAAGGGCTGGTTAAAGTGCTGCAGTCCACGAAATAGAGTTGACATGTTGGTCACACTTCTCACATCCCACGTGTTGATATGTCCATGTTCTGCATGCATGCCCGTCAGTGGGTCCATTGCATGAATAGCATCATGCAATTGTTGTTTGTTCGCCGGTTGAAATCGCACCATCAAACTTAAAGTGTTGTGAGAAATTTAATCCCAGAGCTGATCGCTCCTTTTAATAACGACACTCCTTGTGATAACAATGCGTGTTCAAATGAATCGTAAGAGGATCACGATGTCCGCACGTTTGGAAACGTCGTAAATGTCCCGGTCGTGAATTTTCGCAATTCCCTCGCCTTTTAACGTCACGCGTTGATAGTCTCTCAAAAACAGCATTTTCTTATCGATGGTCACCGTCTTGTTGGAACAGATGGGAATTTCTAGAGTGTCGGGCAAATCCCACAACGTTGCACGGTCTTTTTGGATGTGCACATGCAAATTGTTGTGTTCGTCCAAGGTCATGTTGGAGGACAAGGTAGGGACACACTGTACTGTGAGCTCGCCTCCTCCTCCTTTGGATCCGGGTCGGTCATAGACGAGCTCGTGGTGCCACAGGGGAATGTAAAATGTGTGTCCATCGATGGTGACGCGAAAGACATTGTCCTCGAACAAGTCTTCGAGGCGAGGTTTCAACACCACGACATGATCGTGTTCCGTCTTGGACTGGTGCAACGTTTCGAGTTTCTGTTTCCATTCCTCGGGAATCAGCAAGACGTCTCCGCATTTTTTCAAGAGGCTGTACACCTTGACAAAGGTTCCGCGGTCCAAGTGTTCCAACATGGACATGGCCTTTTCTTCACATTGTGTGGTGAATCGATCGGCAATGGTATAGAACAATTGCGTGGCCACGTCTTGGAAACGATGCTGTTGCGGTTGGGCGGAAAACAAGGAATTGATGTAATCGAAGAGCAACTCTTGATAGGAAGAGAGTGGCGACGACGACGACGCGGATGCGTTTTGGTTCTGCAACAAATATTGATACGCCTCGTGAATGTGTTGGAACGTTGGCGTGGCCTCGGGACAATGCGGGTTTTTATCGGGGTGGTTTTGCAAGGCTTTGCGTCGGTACTGGCGCTTGATCTCGGCTTCCGCCAATTCTTCCGTCGGATCGAGATCTAAAATCTCACACGCCAACAATCGATTCATATCCGTGGATTTGATTCATCATGAAAAAGAGGATATTCTCTAAGTGGTAAATGGGACGATAATTATTGTTGTACTGTTTTAGAAAAACATACGTCTTGTCCAACACGGCATTCAGCGCCGGAGGCAACAAACGATGGGTCTCGATGAAATGCGACACAATGTACCACACACATTCCACGGCATCCAAATGGTACACCAAAATGTCGTAAATTTTATCACGGAAATCGGCAATGTTCATCGCATCGGGGGCCATCATGTCACGAATAATCGCATCACAGACAATGTTGAACAGATCGGGCGGTAATTCGTGGTCCGTGGGTGTGGTAAACCAGTGCAACTCTTTTAAATTCAAAATTTGGTGTGGCAAAATGTCGTCGATGCGCTGCACAATACGTTCTTCGTCCTTTTCCGTTTCAATGATTCCGCGCTTGACCTGTTCATCGATGATTCCCCGCAAAATTTCTTGGTACAATGCCTTTGGCGGACGTTGCACGGAAATCATCCAACAATGATCCAGAATACAATTGGGCAAGAATCCAACATGTTCCGTCAATAAGATGAATTTCAGCTGAATCGACAAATGCGGATGATTGTATTGTTGCATGTACGTGTAGAAAATACCCAACAGTTCCGTGTGAATCGCGTGAAAGTTTTTGCACACGATGATGGCACATTTTTCGGGTTTGAGCGAGACAATGTCCACAATTTGGGTAAACACTTCGTGCCAAATCAACGTCGAGTTGCAGCCCAACATGGCCATGTCAATTTCATAGTGAATGTCGCTGATACGATACGTGTACGTATGTTTCTCACATTGCATCGTCATGCGTTTGTCGTACTTGAGTTCGCTTGGACTGTACTGTTGGATGAGACGCAACATTTGACTGTACTTGCCTACCCCCGAGGGTCCATAGAAGATCAAGTTGCCGAAATCGGGCAATTTGCTCGGCACTTGAAATCCTGCCAATTCCGGGTGCAAATTGAACTTTTGAACCGCAGTGACGTACTCTTCAAACTGCGATTCGTGAAACTTCATGGTTGTGTTGGTTGTTGGTGGATTGGGGGAACTTGTGTTTGAGTCCTTTTTTCTCCATACAGAGCATCTATCCTCAGGCCATGGCAGCGGCCTGTGCACCGTGGGTAAAATATTGCCTCTTGATGATCTTGTTTCTTATATCATTCCTCTGTTTTTATTCCCCTCCGACGGACATTTATGGTTTTGGATCCTTTTTTGTGTTACAGACCATTTTTTCCATGTTCATTTGCATTGATTTAACGCAAGATGATGAAAAGTATTTGAAAGTGCTGTCCGTGTCCGTGGACAAGAATCGCGGGCTCCACATCCCCCTCTCCTGGGTGTTGTTTTTGGGCGCCTGTCTCGAGTTTTTGGCGGCGTTTTTCATGGTCTTGACCACCAATGCCGTCTTCAAACGCTTTCGTGCGTTGCAAATGTCGAGCACGAACCAATGGAAATTGGATTTCATGAAACACACATTTGTGATTGTCACGGTGCTCATGTTTGTGTTGATCCTGGTGTACTGGAATTTTAGCAATGTTATGGACACACTCGGTGGATCGGGCAAGATGATTCTTCTTGTGATCATGACGGCCATTGTTGGATTGTCAGTGGCCGACGTCGTGTACGCCAATCACTTTACACATTTGATTACGACGGTGACCGATGGATAAATGTTGGTTGGTTACTTTTTTTGTTCGCGGATCCACTGCAACACTTGGTGCTCTTTGACCGTTTTCCACTCGAGTTTTTTCGCCGAAAAAAACATGGGAGATTTCATCTCGGATGTTTTGTAGTACACATACGGTCCGTATTTGCCTTGGCGCACGCTGCAATCGGCATTGATGTAGCGCAAGACACCGGTCATTGTTGGAGGCGCGCAATGCTTGCCAGACGGCTCATCGCCAAGAGACGGACGATGTTTGCCAGACGGCTCATCGCCAAGAGACGGACGATGTTTGCCAGACGGCTCATCGCCTAGAGACGACTTTGGCTCCTCATCATCATTGTTGTCAAGAGCCGAGAGCAAGGCCTTTGCCTCTTCCAGCGTAGTTGCCTTGTTCGCACTGCAGGTTTGA